GCCGCGAGCGTATCATGGAAATCCAAGACACGCACGGGCACAGCGACCGACCGCACACCCACCTTCCTTTCTTCTAAAAACGCACGCCTGACGCGTGCGTCCCACCGTTTCTTCTCATTTGTCAACCATCTCCCTTGCCACTGCGAAGCGGCAAAAGACACGGTCTGAACGCGGCCACAAACGGGTTCATCGCGACGAATAGAGGACAGGGTCAGGAAATACCGAAGCGCATCCCGATCCTTACTCTCGATCCACTTAAGACTGTACTTCCAAGAAGCACACTCAAAGGCGGAAAGTTGTCGCAATTCCTCCGTCGTCTCAGCTTCGGGCACCCACGTAAAGTCGTCCGAAGACAACGATACGTTATGCCCAATAGGAGCTGGTGGCACGGTAACCTCCTCGTTCGACCAAAGAGCGAGCTTAAAGAGCTTGCCCAGTCTCAACGCTAGCGTCCCTCGGAAGCCTAGTTCATGTAGAGTCAATCTAGTTGACCTCAAAGAACCAATCTTCCTCCGGAACCAGACCATACCCGCTCGAAAGCGTGTATTGCTGGAAACGCCCGCAAGAAACTGTGCGAACTCACGACCAAGAGACGTCACGTACTCTGACTGACGAAGACGACCGAAGCGAAGCGTCGGCACAACCCGAAGGTGGCCACCGACACGACGCAACAACGTGCTGTTCAAAGAACCGTACACGTCATCGACACTAGTCTTTGTACGCTCGACCTCAAGACCAAGCCCGCCGACAACCCCCATCCAATGTTGCGACAGAGCCTTCTCCGATTGGAAAAGGATATCGTCGCCGTTGATCAGACAAGGGACTCGAACCGTCTCTTTCCAAGACAAACCAAAGGTCCTTGCGGACCAAAGGAATGCCATCCTGTTCTGTAAGCAGAGCAGGGGGAACGAGAGGTAAGAGCCCATCATCTGACCGATGCGAGGCTCGCCAACGTCTACGCGCTCAGTAGGCGGCGACCCGGGAGACTCAGAAACCATGTAAAACAACCATGGTCTGAGAATCCGGACCGCCTGCTGGCACACGGACGGAGGCACAACACTAGAAGTGGAGATAAGGGCACTGACGATAACCTCCGCGACCTCGATGGACAAATTGTCCGTCGCGGAAGCGTAGTCACCGGAAGTGAGGTGCCCAGAATCGGTGAACCCAGCCTTGAGCAACATCTCGTCCGTCACGTCACCGCGAGCCAACCAACGACTGCGACTAAGATGATTGTAAATCGTCTTATGAAGCGGTCGAAGGAGGAGCTCGTCGGCGGAAAACTTCGTCAACGGACGAGGTTTGCCAGCGGACTGGACAAGAATAAGCTCTGCCTCAGGGCGCTCGCGTTCGGGGCGGAAAGGACCGCTAAGCGCCTCATTGAGGAACGCATCGTGGTCGATTCCGCTACCTAAGCAACCGCCGTTGGCACGGGAATTCTCGATTGTCGAGGAGAGGGGGGGAGAAGTGAGCAGAACCTGTTCTTCGTAGCCTAAGTCCCATCCTTTCGGGAAGAGACGAAGGGTTTGTTGTTGAACGAATCGCAGGTAACCGGCGGG